CTAGTTTATCTCCATTAATATGATCGACAATGTCATAACCAAAATAATTCATTATGAATCTAGATAATCTTATCTTTTTATTATTCACAGAACCATGTACATATTTATTTGTCAACCACCAACGATATTTGCAAATTTTTTCACTATCTTCTTCATCTATTATAGTCTTACCAACTTGTTCACCTGCTTTGTCAAATAACAGTAAATAAACTCCTTCTTTAGATATTTCTATTGAACTTTTTATTTTTACTAGTTCTTTTATTCCACATTTGTATTTTTCTAACGCAAACATTGCATCATTTATATTTATAAAATGACCTATATGTGTTTCTTTATATTTTACACGAAACCGATTTGTGTCTTTTATGAAATAAATATAATTAGGTAATCCTAGATGTTTTTTTTTCTTTTCGTATATAATAAAATCATGTGGTTTCTCAATATTGTTTATATTAGATCCTTGTAATTTATATTCTTTTACCCATAAATCATATTGGTATGCTGCATGTTCTTCCTTATCATAATACGCTCTCAACTGTTTGTTGTCATCTAATGTAACTTGTGTAATCCAAAATTTCTTTCTTTTGTCTTTACAAACTCCATAATACTTACTTGTAGCATTTCCCATTTTTGACTTATTTCTGTTATTTATTTTAGCATTTGCTATTCGAAGATTTTCACTTCTGTTATCTAATTTTTTATTATTTATATGGTCAACGTATGTTTTGCTATCAATATCATTTTTTAATAATACTTTTATAATATATCTATGCATTCTGTATAATTTTCCAGAAACTCTTCCACTTACATATCCAAATTGGTCTTTAAACCACTTGGTTTTATTAAGTTCATTATACAAATCAATAGACACTAATGTTACTTCGTTACAGTTTGATAATTTAATTTCCATATTTTTTATTGTTTGTAATATTTAAATCAAATTATTTCCCATTCTAAATCACCCTGATAAAAATCATCACCTACTGCATTTTGTAAAAATGACCTACCTGTTTCGCCATATAAATCTATAACATTAGTATAGCCACATTTTCCACCAATGGTCTTACCTGATACTGGATCTGTAAATGATGTATCAGTGATAGAACAAGTATCAATAATAGTTCCTGTAAAACTCATTCCATTTACTGTTACCTTCATCGTTTTACCACACCAAGGAATCTTATTCGGTTCTACATTAGAAAAACGATTAATCCAATCATCAGTTGTAAAACCCAATAACAAAGGATTCACTGCCATCGCATTTCCAACTGGAATATTACTACCATAACATTGCGTAGTTGAATCTGTAAAATACGTTAACGTTGCCCTTTTACCACTAATTATAGGAATAAGTCCCACGCGTTTAGGTTTAAATTTTGGTGTAGGTTTAAATTTAGGTTTAAATTTGTGTTTTAGTTTAGGTGTAGGTGTAATTTTTTTTATAATTCTAGTATTGTTATCATTGCAAGATAGTGATAAAAAAGGTAAAGCAAAAAATAGTAGTCTCATAATTATTAAAAATAGTACCGAATACTTTTTAATTCAATTTTTAAACTGCCATTGAAGCAGAAATAGATGAGTATGGATGATAACCAATAATATCAAAATCATCAATTGTTATATCTTCTATTCGTTTATTACGAATTTCATGATTCACTTTTAGTTTAGGAAGAGGTCTTAAAGGTCGTGATAATTGTTCAGCTACTTGTTGTAAATGATTTTTATAAATATGAGCATCACCTACACTATAAACTAAACGATCAGGTTTCATATTACATCTCATTGCCAAAATATAAGTTAATACCGCATAACTAAAAATATTAAAAGGATTACCTAAAAACATATCATTTGATCTCATAACGAAATGACAACTTAAATAACGTTCACCACCTCTTTCCGTTACGTAAAATTGGCACGTTACATGGCACGGTAAAAGTGCTGTTTTATCAAAATCTACTGGATTCCAATATGACATCATTATCCTTCTACTAAACGGATCCTTTCGTAATAAATTTTCAACATATGCCAATTGATCAAAACCACCTATTTTTGTTCTATCAATAATTGATGTGTCAGCAAATGCTTGACTATATTTCGCACCAAAAAATCTCCATTGCCAACCATAACCAGGTCCTAATATACCAGGTTCATAATGATGTAGTCCACGATTATCTAAAAATTCTCTAGATGTATTCCCGTCCCAAATTTTTACACCACTCTTTTGTAAAATCTTGGCATCTGTATCACCACGCATAAACCAAAGCAACTCGTGAATAGCATGTTTCCAAGGAACACGTTTTGACGTCAATAAAGGAATATTCGTAGATATATCAAATTCTATTTGTTTCCCAAATACACTAATCGTACCAACTCCTGTTCTATCACCTCTCGTATTTCCAGTAGCCAAAATATCCCTTAACACATCCAAATACTTATTTTCATCTGTTTTAAAATTCTTGAAATATCTGTATTCCAAAAAACGAAAACTCACACCACAATCTTTATCAATTAACTTATCTGATACACCAATCAATCTATATTCTTGTGTTAAACCACTAATAAACGTATCGGGTTCTAAACCTTTATATCCATACACTTCAGTTAAAAACACATTTGATGGTCGATATTTTTCCGAACTTAAAAAACTATTATACACTTCTCCTCCACCAATTACAAATACATTTGGATTCATACATTCATAAAACTTTTCAAACGTTTCATATGTTATAAAATATACGTCCTTGTCATAACTACTCGCCTTTTGTTTAATCTTTTTAGGAAAAGGTGACAACTTTAATAAATCAGTATCTCTTGTTAAAACCAAATTTAGTCTACCCTTCAACGGCCTGTTTTCTCTTGGTATAGAAAACCACGTTTTTCTACCCATCAACACAACATTCCTATCCAAAAATGTCTCTTTTAATAATCTGTTAGTAGTTATATTTTTAAAATTTTTTAAATCATCAACTAAATGTACCAATAAACTACCATTCCTACCAATCGCTAAATTGTTTTTATGATTAACTACACATGATATAATATTAATCGACATTAAAATTATTCAATGTTGCTTTTTATTCATTTTTTAATAAATTATTTTTAAATTCACACAGTAAATGCACAAATACGCAAACTAATTTAAATTAACTTGCATTTCAATGTTTCTTTCCTTATATACATTATACAATTTCATTCTAATCGTTTCAAAGTTATCACGTGATAAGAATTTTTTTAAATTACTTAAAAGCAATATTGCGTTTAATTCATCAAAATCGTTTTTTACTACAAGATCATCTATTGATTCGCATATACTATCTACAACTTCTATAGAATTTCTTAAATAATGATTTACTAAATATACACTATAATTAATCTTACCATTTCTTAAATGTTTGATAATATGATGAGTATTAATTACCAACAATTCCCTTGGAATGGAATTGTTATAGTTGTCATAGTTGTCATACCTGTATTCGTCCAATAGTAACTTGAATATTTTGCGATCTTCCATTTCAACACATAGATTAATTAAATAATTGTAATCTAAATGTCCTGTCTTGATATATTTCCTCTTTTTTTCTAATGTATACCTAACAACATCTGTCTTTTTGTATTTTATTAATGATACAAAACACGATAAAAAAAGTGTATGATCTACACTACAAAACATACCAAAACAATGTTTTATAAACATATACTTTATCAAAACTTTTAAACACCTTTGTATACCACAAAATTTATGCGAAAATAATCTCCAATTAAATATATGTGTCATCGTAACCATAGATACATCAAAAGAACTCAATATTATATCTAAATGTTTGGAGTCACCGTATTGTAATATATACTCGATATCACTCATATAAATATACGTATTATTTTCCCACCTATATATATAAGTATTGTCAACACGTAACATATTTCTAAATGTACATTTTGAAGAAATAAAACGGAAAAAATCATAATCAATTATAGAATTATCAATCATATATACTAAAATATCAGATAAATGTGCACTGGGATGATTCTTGAAATAAAAATACATTTTTAATAACATTTTTGGATTACCCTCCAAAATTTTATATTCAAATGTATCCAAATTCAAAAATTGCAAAAACTTTTTTACAAACAATATATCATTATATTTCTTATTGTGTTTATACAAACCATAACACTCTTTGTTTAACATCAAAAACGATATCATATCTTGTATAGATAAATATTGTGACACTTTTTCAAATACATCATAACAAATCATAAATATATAAGTATACTTATAAGTATACCTATAAAATAATCTCGAATAATGTTCATTGTTAATTGTTAATTATGTACATTCAAACTCTATTATTTTTTTCTCGTTTTACATCAAAATAATGATTAGTTTGTCTCTGGATTTCGGTACATCTAATACTTGTATATCATATATCAATAATAAAATAGTTAATATTATCACAAATCAACTTGGAAACTATACAACTCCAAGTTGTTTATATTTCGATAACACAACCGATGAAATATTATACGGTGAAACAGCACTGGAAAAAACAAAGGGTGGCACTGTCATTACAAATTTCAAACGTCTATTTGGTATCACTTATACCAATTATTCACAAAACAAAGATCTTCAAAATTGTTTTAAACACCTTCACATATCAAAAGATAAATTATCTGATTTTTGTTGTATAACCACATTATATAATAACACGTTACATCATTTTACTATTAGCAAATTAGTTGAAATGTTCCTATCACATATATTAAACTACGCTAAAAATGAAGTTTTATCAAATGATGTTGTTATAACAGTTCCTGTAGAATTCGATATTAATCAACGTCAAATGATTAAAACGTGTTTACAAAATATAGGATACAATACCATAAGAATTCTAAATGAACCAACAGCAGCCACATTAGCATATATATATCACAACTCACACAACAATACCCCATCAAACATCCTACAACAAAACGGTCCACAACAAAATGCGAATATCCTACCACAAAATGAAATTGTATTAGTAATAGATAGTGGTGGTGGAACGACTGATTGTACATTACTTGATGCGGATTACGAAAATTCCTTTTTTGAAGTACTAAAAACAAACGGTGATAAAAATCTTGGGGGTAATGATATAACTAATAACTTGACAACGTATATTACGTCAAAAATTACAGGTGCAATTTCTGTTAAGAATTTACAAAAAATATATAAAATATCAGAAAAGACTAAACATAATTTATCTTTTAAAACAGATGACAAAATATTTTTGGAAAACATTGATAACAAAGATATGATAATCGAAATCAATAGACGATTGTTTGAAACAATAAATAACAAGTGGTTTAATAAATTCAAATTATTAATACAAGACATTTCAGATGGAGTACACATTGATAAAATTATTTTTGTTGGTGGAACAACACGTATACCAAAAATAAAAGAGATACTCCTAGAATGTAATAACATCATTATTTGTAACCAATTAAATCCAGATCATACAGTAAGTATTGGTGGAGCTGTACAAGCATCTCTTTTTAACCGAGATTCAGATATAGACATAACATTCCTTGATACAATATCAATGTCTTTAGGTGTTGAAACAATAGGTGGTATAATGTCACCAATAATATCTAAAAACACAGTCATACCTACTAGTAGAACAGAAAACTTTCTTGCAAATCCAGATGAATCTGAATCTACACTTGACATACACGTTTATCAAGGTGAAAAACGTTTTGTGAAAGATAATTTGTTTATAGGGACATTAAAAATTCCATGTAAAAAAAATACTAAATTTCAAATAACATTTGATATAACATCTGATAGTATACTCGTTGTAACTGTTAGAAACCCTACCACAACAAAAGAAATATCTATGTGTTTTGAAAATTATAAAACGACATTGGATACAAACTACACTTACGAAGATGATTTTGATAAATTAAATGATATAGAACAATCAAATTTAATTACAGCAAAAATAGAATTAACCAATAGTTTTGAATTATTACGACGAATAGGAGAAGAACACTTATCAGAAGAATCAGAATATGATAAATTAGAATATGATCAATTGTTAAATGAAACACTTTATATTATTGAAAACTATAAAATGTATGACGCAAATTATATTAACGATCAAAAAAAACATTTTGAAAAAAAATGGCACACTATTAACTTTGTAAAAAAAATGTAATTCTCAACTAAATCTTTATCATTTGAGGTTCATCTTCTTTATTGTTATTTTTATAAGAATAACCTAAAATTAAAATTATGACAGATATCAATGCACAAGTTGAATTCGCTATAATTATTTGAAAATTTATTTTTTTAATACCATAATATAACCATAATGTATCCAATATAACAAATATAAAATAAGATTCTAATGCTACATCTTTAGCACTTTTGTTTACAATAATTTTTACAAGTTGTGGAATTAAACTTATAATAGTTAAAACACTTGCTATATAACCTATTATCTCAGTTAGTAAATCTTCAGAAGACATTCTCTAATTTTTATTATTTTTATTAAAAATTCAATTTGTAAAATATCCTTCTCTCGTTCTAAAAATCCTATATTAAGCAACAAACCTCTATTAAACATATGGTAGTTTAACTGTACTTAACTGTACTGAACGGTAGTTTAACTGTACTTAACTGTACTGAACGGTAGTTTAACTGTACTTAACTGTACTGAACGGTAGTTTATTGTTTTATCTAAAAATATTGTTTTGAATAAAATATATGATAGTTTACATTGTAAAACTATAGTTAATGGTATTAACCGGTTTATTTATTAAAAATTGTCAAAGTAAAAAAATTATTTATTAATAGTAATGATACAACATAAATGATACAACTTGAATAAAATATTATGGTTAATTATATTCATTTGGAAATTTTAAGTGAATAAATTGTTCAAGTTTTTTATTTATATTTTCTAATTTTTGTATAGCACCAACCAAATATGGTATTAAACGTTCATGTCTAATATTTTTATAAAAAGTACCACTATTCATTTCTTGATATTCAGCTACAGCTTGTGGTATAATTTCTTCAACTTCTTGAGCAATAAAACCCACATCACAAGATCCTCTTTTAGATTCATTAAAAATATCTGATTTCCAGTCAAATGTAACAGGACG